AGCGTTGGGTCCTAGACCCTTTGTAGAAAGTAAGCTTTCATTTAATGAGCTTTCTATATATGCAAGACTTGTAATGAGAATGATGAAAAGCACATTATTTCCATGATTTACAAGTTTCAACTAGGCGACGGAGAAAAACCTCAAAGATAAGAATTTAGGTGGTAGACCAGATGAAACAATTATGCTCAATATTGATACTTTTAAAAGTCTTTGTATGTTAGTAAAAACAGATAAAGCAAAAGATATAAGAAAATATTATATAAACCCAAGTCGCTGCGCGCTCACATTTAAAAAAAAATTGAATTTTAAAAAATACGTTTAATTTTTAACATAATTTTGTTAATAAAGGATAAAAGAGTTTTACCCAATGTCTAATATTACAGATCCAAATTGTATTGTTAAAGCATTTGAGAATAACAATGTTGCTATCTTACAAGAAAATATCAATAATAAACAAATTTTTTGGTTTAGAAGTACAGATATAGCATCAATTCTTGAAATTACAAGTATTTATTCATCAGTTCAAAATTTTGATGAAGATGAAAAGGGTCTACGTGAAGTCGAGACCCTTGGTGGAAAGCAAAAAGTACTATTTCTAACATCACAAGGAATTTATAGATTGCTTTATAATTCTAAAAAACCACAAGCTAAAAAATTTAGAAAATGGGTAGGTGATATATTAGATGATATATTTTTTAATGAAAGTAAAGAGTTGACAAAACAATTAAAAGAATATGAGAAGAATTTAGAAGAAAACAAAAAATTATTAGAAAAAAATCAAAAATTATTAGAAGAAAAAGATAATATAATTAAAGAATTAGAGAACAAACCTGATACATATGGTTTTAATGATGATAATGATGGTTATGTTTATAATATTAAGGACATAGATAAATATGGACATTATAAAATTGGATGTGCTGATAAACCAGATTTGAGACTTATAGAGTTAAATGTAGCATCAAGTACTTATTCATTAGAAATAGTTGCTAGATTCAAGACTATTGATAAAGAATTTACAGAAAAATTAATTCATTTAGCATTAAGGCCATTTAGAATTAAAAACAGAAAAGAATGGTTTTATATTAAAAATGATTTAGAATTAGCATATACATTTACTGTTATTAAGAAATGTGTATCATTTGTAAATGATTTAAATATAAAAGACTATAATGAATTTTTAAAAATCACCAAAGAAATCAATGTAATAGAAGAACTTAAAATAATAGAACAAAATGAAAGTAAAAACGAAGAAAATAATGACAAAGAGAATAAAGATGATGTTATATATAAAGAAAAAAAGAATGATAAAATAAGTGAATATACAGGTGTGACATTTTGTTTAGAACAAAATAAATGGAGATGTAGGTGGTATATTAATAGGAAAACAATAGAATTAGGATACTATGAAAATGAAATTGAAGCTGCAATTGTATATAATGATTATATTACTTATATAAACCAGTTAGAAAATAAACAATATTTATTAAATAAAATAGAGAATTATGTACCAAATCCAAGAGATATAGTAGAAGAAAATAAAAAGAAGAAATATGAAAATAAATCATCAAAATACACTGGTGTATATTATATAAAATCTCAACAAATATTTGAATGTGGAGTACAATATAAACAAAAATCATATAAATTATTCAGACATAATGATGATATAGAATGTGCAAAAGTATATAATGAACAAGTATTATATTTAAACAATCATTTTGATACAAAATATAAATTAAATAATATAGAAAATTTTGTAATAAATGAAAAGAATCATATAAATGAGAAAGAATTAACTAAATTTACAAAATATTCTCGATTTATTGGTGTTTGTGTAAGAAATGATTCAAATAAGTTTAGAGCATATATTAAACATTTAGGAAAGCGTATTGATTGTGGAACACATGTTACAGAAATTGAAGCAGCGAAAGCATATAATAAAAAAGCAGAAGAATTAAATAAATTAGAAACAACAAAGACAAAGTATAAATTGAATATATTTGATGATATTGATGAAGCATAAGCATAAGCATAAGCATAAGCATAAGCATAAGCATAAGCATAAGCATAAGCATAAGTATAAGCATAAGCATAAGTATAAGAAAAGAAAAAAAAATTGAAAATTTAATAATAAATTTATTATTAAATGAGTGCACTTAAAATTCCATTAGAAGTATATTATTATATAGATGAAGAATCACAGTTTTTAGAACGATATTTAACAATGTATATTAATCTTAGACAACAAAATTTTAGATTAGTAAAAATAGAAAAATATAATTTAGCTAATGAATATACAAAAGAAGACATAATGAGAGATGGCATGTTAATATTTAATGAAATGTATACTAATTTAAAATTAAAGACACAAAATACTGTATGGTTTTTTTATATAGCGAATGGGAATATAAAAGAATATCATAAAGATGTATTTTTAATATTATTAAATAGAAATCCAGCAGATAAAGAATTAGTATATATTATGTATAAAGAAGAATTAAAATTTGGAAAAATGGGAAATGAAGAAAAAAAAGAAAAGATGAATATATTATCTAAAATAATAGTTAATCTATTTGAATCAAATAAAATTATAAAATATTATTATACAATTGGTAGTTCGTAGTTAATTAGTAAAGATCAGTAAAAACAACATGTGATAGTGGTAATAATATTCTATTAAAATCAATAGTTCTAATTTCAACTTTTTGTTGTTCAGGAATAATTTTAATAACTTCGCCAACGACTCCTTTATAACAATTATATTTACTATTTTCATTATATATTATTTTAATATAACAACCATTTTTAATAGATTGAATATCGGTATTTATTTTATTTTTGATTAAATTATTAAATGAATTATTTTTATGTAGATTTTTATGTAGATTTGTATGTATTAAATTGTTATTTTTGGTTTCTAAAAATTGTAGGAAATTCATTTAAAGTTAATTACATTTATATTTAAATTAAAAAATGTGGATGATTTGTTTTATATTATTATGTTTAATTAGTTATTTTTATCCATATAAAATATCAAGTATATTATTTAAATGTTATATACAATTGAAAAAGATATATAACTATATATGGATTGATAATAATATAATGACAAAAATAAAAAGTATCAAAGTAATTGACAAATATATAACTGAATATTGTTGTAAATACAATGATAAATATTATAATATTGTATTATTAGAAGATGATAAAGATACATTAACTAATTATATAATATTTTTAAGAGAGTTGAATAAATACATGTCTAAAAAAAATTTAATATTAAATTGTTGTCTAAGTTACAATGATGATATAATTGATGTTACAAATACATTATTAAGATTTGTATATTATTTTGAGACAAATAAGATATCTATAGAATATGTAATTAAGTATATATGTATAATACATAATATTAAAATAACGGACCAAGATGAATTAGTTATTTTATTATGTAAAAATGATATTTATATGAGTGAAGTAGAATATATATATAAACAAATATTAAATAAAAATTTGAATGGTATTATTTAACTATATAATGCGTAAATATCATATAAAAATTTAAATTTATAATAGTATTAATGAAGTCTGAAGGTATCTCTATTGATACATTAATACTATCTGGTGGATGTATTAAAGGTATAGCATATATAGGTGTTATAAAAAGATTAGAAGAATTAAAGATAGATATAAAAACTATATATTGTGTATCAGTTGGATGTATAATTGGTGTATTATATGGATTAGGTTATACATATAATGAAATGAAGAGTGAAATATACAAGATAGATTTAAGTAAATTAATAGATGTAAAGATGAGTAATTTAATTAATAATTATGGATTTGATTTAGGAGATAAAATTATAGGATGGGTAGTAGAATTAATGAATAAAAAAAATTATACTAATGAATTAACTTTTAAAGAGTTATATGAGAAAACAAGAAAAGATATAAGAATGGTAGTTACGAATTTATCAAAAAATGAATTAGAAATATTTTCAAATGATACAGTACCAGAAATGAAAATAATTGATGGAATAAGAATGGCTATAAATATACCATTATTATTTACATTACAAGAATATAATGGAAATATATATATTGATGGAGCTATAATAAATAATTATCCTATAGGATTTTTAAGAAATAAATATTTATTGAATTTAAAAAATACAATAGGGATAAAATTTATATTTGACAATACAGAAATAAAGAAAGAATCGCTTACATTATATAATTATATATATCATATCATAAAATGCACAATGAAAAATAAACACATGTTAAAAGATGATGAAATAGAATGTACAATAAATATTAGAAGTAATATTTCATTAATTGATTTTAATATTACTAAAAAGGAAAAAGTTCAATTAATTAAAACAGGATATAAATCAATAAAAGAATTTATAATTTAATTTTTTTTACTCCATCCTAATATCCATATCTGATTCACTTCCTAATTCATTTTCTGATTCATTTTCTGATGAAATATCAACTGAAGGGAAGGGAAGTTTGGATAAGCATTAAATATTTTCATTTTAGGTTGCTCAGGAAAACTAATACTATCATTCTTATAAGATAATATTATAATGAAATTTAATTTAAAGACATATAATAAGTAGTTATATGGAATTTAAACATATAACAAAAGAAAAAAAGATATATATAAAAAATATAGGACGAGGGTCATTTTCATCAGTTGCATTATATAAATTAGAAAAGAATGATTTTTTATTTATTATTAAAGAAATGGATTTAAATCAATTAGCTGAAAAATATTGTTTACAAAAAGATAATCATATTAATGAACAGAATAAAAAAGAGATTTTCAAATATTATTATAAAAAATTAGAAGATTTAATAGATTCAGAAATAGATATATTAAAAAAAATGGATCATGATAATATTATAAAATTATATGGTTATACGAAAAAATCATCAATCTACAATTTATATATGGAATATTGTGATTCTGGTGATGCAAATGAATATTTAAAGAAGAATTGTATTATATCAGAACGAAATATCTTAGGGGGTGTTGATGATTATTTTTTAAATGAGTTTATAAAGCAAACAATTGATGCAATAGATTATATACATAAGATGAATATTATTCATAGAGATATTAAATTGCATAATATATTAATAACACATTGTAATAATGTACTTGTATTTAAATTATCTGATTTTGGTTTTGCATGTTATGATTTAAGTGAAAATGGTAAGGAAAAACTAGATGACAAAATGTATAATAAATATTTTAGATTATGTGGTACACCATTATACATGGCGCCAGAAATAATTTTTAATATAAATTATTTTGATTCAAAAAAGTCAATTGTACATTTTTTTTATAATAAAAAGATTGATATATGGAGTTATGGTATATGTTTATATGAGATTATATTTAATAATGTATTATTTACAAAGAATCTAACATCAATAAATGATTTAAATAAATTTTATAAAGAAAATGACATACAAAATTTAATTAGTAAAAAGATTATGGAAAACAAGATAATTGATATAAATATAAAGAGATTATTATTATCTATTTTAAAACTAAATCAGAATGAGAGATATTCAATTGTTAAATTAAAAAGTTATAAAGAATACGAATATAAAACACAAAGTAAAGTAAAAACAGATTCTGAAATAAAAAATATATTATCAAATCATAATCAACCAGCGTCAGTTATTGTAAATGAATTAAAAAAACATATAATTACTAAACCGCTTAAAAGAGAAAATGATGATAATAACAATGAATACGAGAATGAAAATGATGATAAAAATGAATATGATGAATATGATGATGATTCATGGGAAAAGATAAATAAAATAAGTTATATGATAACAAAGATTGGATTAAAGGATGAATTTTTAGAATGGTTAAGTAAAGATACTTGAGAAAAAAAATTGAAATATATATTTATAAATAGTCATAATAATGGATGCAAAAATAATAGAATTAATTAATAAGAAAATATATAATAAAATAACACAAAATGATTTTATAACGATTATTACTAAAATAGGGGAAGATTTATTAGAAATGAGTGATTATAATAAAATATTAAAGAATACAAGTAGTATTATTTATTATAATTATACATCAGAACATTTTTATTGGTTTTATAAAATTATTAAAGTAATAGACAAATTACATGAAAAAAAATTGAAAAATAAAAAAAGAACTAGAATAGTATATATGGATTTAGAAATGGAAAATTATATTGATGAATTAGTTAATTTAGTTCATAATAGAACTATAAATCTTAGTGCAAAATCATTTAAATATCGTGTAAATATTATTGGAAAGGAGATTTTTAATGAATATGGTGCAGATGGTTTATTTTATGTATCAAGAGGTGTATATGACACTGTAAGTTCAGAATTTTCTAGTGAATATAGTGTATTTTTAAGAGAATTAGAATGGGCACTGAACGGAATTACACCAGAATATCAAGCTTAAATAATAAAACAAACAAAAAATTGAAAAAATTTTTTTAATTAATATTTACAAATGAGTAGAGTCGATGCAATAAATAATTTAGAAAAAAAACAAAAAAGTAAAAATGACACATATTCATTTTATTCATACAAGACATTAAATAAATTCAAGGCTATAATAGCATATCCATATATATCATTAGTTATATTGATTAAAACAATTAAAAATAAAATTCCATAAATATATTTTATTGTATATATATAATGGATACCAGTGATGATAATTTAGATGACATTGCAAGAATGTTATTTACAAATCCTATTCAACGTGCAAAATCAATTAATTTAGAATTAGAAGAATTAACAATAGAATTCGCTCAAAAAGAAGGATTTACACATTTTATATTTAATATTTTATGTATTTTAATTGTTAAAGGTATTGCAATTTTGTACAATAAAGAAATGAAAATAAATGAATTAACATATAGTGAATATACAACTATAAGAGCATATATTAAATCAATTGGTTATGATTTTATAGTTTGGGGAAATGATACAAGAGAAACACCCTGGGAATTACTTGATAAAAATATACAGGTAAATAGATATGTTGTATCATTTAATAAATTAGTATAATATTTTTTAATTAATTTTGATTTAATTAAATAATTTCGCGTGAATTTCGAAAATTTTTTTTCTTTTTGCATAGTATAAAAACAAAATGGCAGGTGGACTTGAAGCACAGGTCCGAAAAGTCAGCTACTTGTAAAGTTTCATATTATACTTTATAAGAAAAATAGTAAAAAATATGAATATGATAGTTGTTTTTATCAAAGATTTAATATCATATTATATAACTGGCTAGTGAAATTTATTTTTCGCAACATCTTTAAAATGCGGGAAACTCCTTAGAGTTTTAACTACCATTCTTATATAGAAATATACAAGAAGAACTCGATTAATAATCGAATCCACGCACACTAGGTGTGCCAGCATAATGCTGTGGTAAAAATGTTAAAAATTGGACAATCCGCAACCAAGCTATTTCCTCATTATTGAGAAATAGACGGTTCAGAGACTACATAGAGATGGGGAAAGTTCACTTTTCTTAAGATATAGTCCAGCTAAAATTGAAAAATTTTAGACCAACTGCATGCAACTCGTCGCTTTAACACCATAGAGCGAATATAGTCAGCTACTCATAAAGTTTGTATTCTACTTTATGAACAAAATAGTATAAGAATACAAATAAGGTAAGATAATTACTTTATTAATATAACTGGCTAGTGAAATAAACTTTATTTTGCAACATCTTCAAATTGCGGGAAACTCCTTAGAGTTTTAACTACCACTTTATATTGGAAACATTATAAAGGAACACGATTAATAATCGTCACCAAAGGTAAAAATGTTAAAAATTGGATAATCCGCAACCAATTTCCTAAAAGAAATTATGGAAAAGGTTCAGAGACTAAATGGAGATGGGGAATTAATTCCTTAAGATATAGTCCGGCTAAAATTGAAAAATTTTAGAGAAACCGACGGTGCTTTATAATCTTGGGTACCAATAGTCAACTACATATTAGGCTCTATACTCTTCTAATATGAAAAATAGTATAAAGTATAGATGTAATAATCAAGTCATCAAATTGTTTTTATCTTATTACATTATATAATTGGCTAGTAAATAATTATACAGTTAATTATTTGCAAAATTTCCAAATTGCGGGGACATTCTTAGAGCCTTGGCTACCATTCTTATATAGTGATATACAAGAAGAACACGGTTAATAGCCGTATGCGAATTTATTCGCCGTTGCATTAAATGTGCTTCGCCCAAAGGTAAAAACGTCAAGGATTGGATAATCCGCAGCCAAGAATCCTAATTGGATTACGGTTCAACGAGTATACGGAAATTGGAGTAAAATACTCTTAAAATGTACTCTGGCTAAAATTGAAAAATTTTAGATTTAGCAAGATATTTACCTTAAAATCCTGTAGGGTAAAAGAATATCTGATTAAAAGCAGATGTTAATCAGAGTTAAAGTCTAACTCTGGTAAGAAAATCAAATTGCTTGGAACCCCTAAAGCTTATTCTACTAAAATTAAATTAACTTTAATTGGTCAAGATTAAAACTTGAGTATAGTAAAAATGAATAAGATATACAATGGGCAATGAGCAGCCAAGCTATTTAAATTAAATAGAAGGTTCAACGACTAAATGGTTTTCGGGAAATTTATTAAATTTAAATTTTCATAAGATATAGTCTATTCCTTATTGAAAGATAAGGTAGAGGAAGTACAGGTAATCCTCAAATAACATATTTTAAGGTTTAAAATGGCCTATAAAAATAGATAGAACAAAATCTATTAGTGAATTAAATATCAGTTAACTACCTGCCAAGTTTTTATCACTGATATTTATATTTGCAACATCATCAAATTGCGAGAACGTCCTAAAGACGTAAAAAAAAATTGAAAAATAAAATTTTTAGCTTAATAATAAATGCAGAAAAAATGTACTAAATGTTTAATTAACAAACCATTAGAATGCTATTCAAAAGATAAATCTAAATCAGATGGATTATATTCTTCTTGTAAAGAGTGTAAATCTAAAAATGATAAAAAATATCGTATAAATAATATTGAAAAAATAAAAATAGTACAATTGGTATATTATAAAGATAATGTTGATGTAATAAAAGCAAAATCAAAAAAGTGGTATGATAATAATCAAGAAAGAGCAAAAGAGTCAAGAAAAAAATGGTATGTGAATAATTTTGATAAAGTTAAAATATTACGTGAACAATATAAAAATAAAGATCCAATTAAATGGAAAAATTATATTAAAGAATATAATAGAGAACGATATAGAAATAATTTATATTATAGATTACAATCTATTTTGAGTAGTAGAATACGAAACAGTATGATATCACAAAAAACAGATAGAACTATATCATATATAGGTTGTAGTATAAAATGGTTTGAATTTCAATTCAATGAAAAAATAAATTGGGATAATCAAGGAGATATAGACCATGTTGTACCAATTGCTAAATTTGAACACAATGAAGAATCTATGTATATTTGTAATCATTGGTCAAATTTACGACCTTGTGAGAAAATAGAGAATATAAAAAAACGAGATAAAATTTTACCTGATTTAATAAAACAACAACAATTAAAAGCTAATTCTTTTATAAAACAATTCATATGACGTACCAAGAGAATATGGAAACATATTTTTGGCCAAGAATGAGAACTTGGGTATGGTAAAAATCGTCCGTATATTACAATGGATAACTCGCAGCCAAATCCTAATAAATTAATTTATTAATTTTATGGATGCAGTTCACAGACTAAATGTTGATGGGAATATGCAATTAATATTGCTATTTTTAAGAAATAGTCGGGCTTATATAGAAATATATAAGATAAACCGCGTCTACCGTAGACATACAAACTTTTAAACAAGAGTTGAAAAGCAACCAGTGTCAAATAATGAAGATAGTTTGACAATAAAACTGTTAGTAGTCTTCACAGATAATTACATCCTGTTAATTGTTTTTATCAATTATCTGTATTACAGTTGCTAGTGAATAATCTAATTGATTATTTGCAACACTATCAAATTGCGGGGAAGTTCTAAAGCTCAAAATACTAAGAAATATTAGAAATAATATTTTGGCCAAGAAAGAGAACTTGGGTATAGTAAAAAGTTTTGAGATAAAGCAATGGATAATCCGCAGCCAAGAATCCTAATTGGATTAAGGTTCAACGACTAAATGTTAGTGGGTTCGAATTTCATTCGAATTTAAGATATAGTCTAGCCCCTACAAATTAAATACATCGAAAGATGGGGTATATGCGTGCTTTAGAAGCAATTGAAAATACATTCAATGGGTCAGCTGACTTTGGAAAGAAGGTTAGTTGTACTATTTCCAGAAATGGAGATTTGATTCATAAGGTTTATCTAGTAGTTGATCTTCCAGAACTTAACAAGGCTGGTGGAACCATTCGTTGGGTTGAGAACATTGGCCACGTTTTAATTGATTATGTTGAAATTGAAATTGGAGGTCAAACTATTGATAAACATTATGGTGATTGGTTGAATATTTTCAATGAATTAACTCTTCCATCTGAAAAGGAAGACGGATTAAATGATAGTCCGAAAAAGTAAATTTTAAAAGAATTTGCTAGTAGATTAAAAATAAGAATAAACCCGCCTGTCTGTTTTTATCATTCTTATTTATAATCTGCGACACTCTCAAATTGCGGGGAGTCCTTTAGGTCTTTACTACCACTTTATTTTGGAAACATTATAAAGGAACTCAGTTAATAACTGAACGCGAACTTGTTCGCCGTTGCAACTAAAAATGCTGTTGCTTCGCCCAATGGTAAAAATGTAAAGAATTAGGTAATCCGCAGCCAATTTCCTAAAAGAATTTATGGAAAAGGTTCAACGACTAAATGTTAGTGGAGTTTCTAATAGAAACTTTAAGATATAGTCTAAGCCCTAAAGAAATATATCGAAAGATAGGGTATAATCTGATCAAACAATGATTGGTAATGAAACTGCTTTACAAGATCCAGCTGTTACTATTGCTCCAGGAACTCTATATATTCCATTCCAATTCTGGTTCAATCGTAATGCGGGTTTGGCATTGCCTCTTATTGCCTTACAATTAACTTTATAGATAGTTGTTAAAAGTATTACTCCTATTTAAATACATTATATAATAGGTAAAAAGTTAAATGGTTATGTAATAAATTCTATATTTTCTTAGTCCACCTGCTTGTTTTTATCTGTGAAAAAAATCGAATTTATATCCATAAATGCTAGTAAAATTAAAATTTTGCGACACTTTCAAATTGACGGGAATCTCCTTAGAACCTAAACTACCACCTACATTATGAAAATAGTGTAGGGAACACGGTTAATAGCCGTACCCAATGGTAAAAATGTTTAGGATTGGACAATCCGCAGCCAAGTTCCTAAAATCAATCTTTAGATTTGATTATGGAAAAGGTTCAACGACTAAATGTTAGTGGAGTTTCTAATAGAAACTTTAAGATATAGTCTAGTCCTTATTGAAAAATAAGGTATATCGATCACGAAGTTAAATTCAACGTGTCATTCAGACCAGCATCTGAATGTTATATTATTAGTGCCGGAAGCCCTGATAATACAGTTTCTCTTTCCAATGCTTCTTTGTGGGTTGACTATATTTATCTTGATACTGATGAAAGACGTCAATTCGCTCAAGTTCAACATAAAATAATTTGTGTTATAAAGCTAAACAATAAAACTGTTTTGCTAGTAAATTAAATATCAGTTAACTAAATCTGCCAAGTTTTTATCACTGATATCTATTAATTTGCGACACTTTCAAATTGCGGGGAAGTTCTTAGAATCTAAACTACTACTCTTAATAGAAATATTAATGAGGAACACGATTAATAGTCGTACCCAAGCACACTTAGTGCCAGTGCAAAAATACTTTATATTTTGTGCTGTAGTAAAAATGTTTAGAATTGAGCAATCCGCAGCCAAGTTCCTAAAATCAATAGATTTGATTATGGAAAAGGTTCAACGACTAAATGTTAGTGGAGTAAGTTATACTTACTTTAAGATATAGTCTAGTCCCTACGCTTTAATAAGCGTAAAATACACTGAAAAGTGGGGTATATCGGAATACCTTTTGTTCAAAGAGGAGAAAAGCAATTATCCAGAAACATGCAGACCCTGTTTTTGGGAAGAATATATACATTCTGCAATACTGTTGCCTTCTGACAGTTTATTATGTTATTGCTAGTAAATTACTATATTGTTTATTTTTCAGGCCAACCTGCCAAGTTTTTATCCCTGAAAATAATAATATGATAATTTGCAACATTATCAAAATGCGGGAAACTCCTAAAGCCCTTACTACCATTCTTATATAGAAATATACAAGAAGAACACGGCTAATAACCGTACCCAATGGTAAAAATGTAAGGAAGTTTTAATACTTGCAGAAAAAAAAATTGAAAAATTTTTAATCTGTTGATTGGACAATCCGCAGCCAAGTTTATAAGGATTTAAAAAATTGTTATTTGTAAAATGGGTTTTATCTATAAATTAAAATTTCCTAATAATAAGGAATATGTTGGTCAAACAACACGTACAGTTAAATCAACATAAACAACCAAGTAGTAAATGCACATTAGTCTGCCGAGCATATGAGAAATATGGTTCATTTGAAGTTGAAACACTTGTAGAAGTAGAAAATGACCAATTAAATGAATTAGAAATAAAATATATCAAAGAATATAATACACTTTCACCAAATGGATTAAATTTAACAAGTGGAGGAGAGGGTGGTATTCCAAGTGAAGAAACACGAGAAAGATTACGTAAAGAATCGTGTATATGATGATAATATGAGATCACAAATTTCTAAAGGTTTAATGGGACATGTACATTCAGATGAAACAAAAGAAAAGATAAGACAAGCTCATTTAAATAATCCAATTGCACCATCAGAAGAAAATAGACGTAAAATAAATGAAAAGATTAGAACAACAGAAGTTAGAGAAAAAGGTTCTAAAAGTAGAAGAAAAGACAATTTTGATTTACCAATGTATATTCAAACAATAAGAAAGGAGTCTAATCCTGGATATTGTGTGGCTTTACCTGGACAATCACAAAAACATTTTACATCTAAATTACTTTCAATGGAGGAAAAACTTAAATTAGCAATAGAATACAAAAATCAACAAATAGCAAAACAAGAAAATCAAGAATAAATCATTATAAAAAGGTTCAACGACTAAATGGTAATGGAGTTTCTTACCAGAAACTTTAAGATATAGTCTACACCCTAATTAAATACATTGAAAAATGGGGTTCTATTTTAAAGCCAAAAACTGGCTGTTAAAATTCGATGGATCGAACAAATTCAATTTACTGGAGATGAATCATATTCTGCATATAATATTAAGCCAAGACTTAATTTCAATCATCCATGTAAAGAACTAATCTGGGTCTTCCAGACTGATGCGGCGAAAACGGCCAAGACCTGGAATGATTACACAAATAGTGGTGATGATATTTTAGTTGATGCCAAGCTTCAACTTAACGGACACGATCGTTTCGACACTCGTGCTGCTCGTTATTTCAATATCGTACAACCCTTAATTGAAGGGGTTAAAAGTGATTGTATAATGTGTATATAAAAAACAATCGCTAGTAAATAATTTAATTGTTATTGTAATCCATCTGTTTTTTATCCATTAACAATATAAATTATTTGCGACATTATCAAATTGCGGGGACACCCTAAAGCTCAAAATACTAAGAAATATTGGAAACAATATTTTGGCCAAGAATCAACTTGGGTATAGTAAAAAGTTTTGAGATAAATCAATGGGCAATCCGCATCGAATATTCTAAGTTTATTATTAAATATGAATAACGTTCAACGACTAAATGGTAATGGAGTTTCTTATTAGAAACTTTAAGATATAGTCTAGACCCAAATTAAATACATCGAAAGATGGGGTATAAATCGATCAACATCATACTCGTATTCCTAGCACTGGTATTTATGTTTATTCATTCGCTCTCAAGCCTGAAGAACATCAACCCAGCGGCAGTTGTAATATGTCTCGTATTGATAATGCCACACTCCAAATGACATTGGGAGTAAATACTGAAGTAAACTTTAGAGTTTATGCAGTTAATTACAATGTCTTGCGTGAAAATATGCGCAAAAAAGTAAATATATTAAATATATATTTGCTAGTAAAAATAAAATTTTTTGCAACAAATTCAAATTGCGGGGATATCCTTAAAGTCAAAGATACTAAGAATTTTTGGAAACATAAATTTGGTCAAGATAAAACTTGAAAGTAAAAATTCTTTGATTTGGACAATCCGCAGCCAAGCTCCTAAATCTATTATATTTAGATATGGAGAAGGTTCAACGACTAAATGGATTTGGGGAAAACTAAAGTTTTTCTTAAGATATAGTCTAGTCCCATATATTAAATACATCGAAAGATGGGGTATATTCGATTATGTCAGGAATGGGTAAAAGTATTGCCCATAAAAGTAAATTCATAAAAGAATTTGCTAGTAAAATAATAAAAATTATTTTGCAACACTTTCAAATTGACGGGGAAGTCCTTAGAGCCAATACTACTAAGAAATATTGGAAACAATATTTTGGCCAAGAAATGAACTTGGATATAGTAAAAATGTATTGGATTGGGCAATCCGCAGCTAAGCTCCTAACTCTACTACAGTTAGATATGGAGAAAGTTCAACGACTAAATGTTAGTGGATTCGAATTACAATCGAATTTAAAATATAGTCTAAGCCTTAAAGAAATACATCGAAAGATGAGGTATACAACTGGGTTTAGCTTTAACTATGATAGAGCATAAAAGTAAATTCATAAAAGAATTTGCTAGTAAAATAATAAAAATTATTTTGCAACACTTTCAAATTGACGGGGAAGTCCTTAGAGCCAATGCTACTAAGAAATATTGGAAACAATATTTTGGCCAAGAAATAAACTTGGGTATAGTAAAAATGTATTGGATTGGGCAATCCGCAGCCAAGCTCCTAAAAGAAATTATGGAGAAGGTTCAACGACTAAATGTTAGTGGATTCGAATTACAATCGAATTTAAGATATAGTCTACTCCTTAAAGAAATACATCGAAAGATGGGGTATAAAGGATTCAAATTAAGCAATCATATTCTTTTCAAATATATAAAAAAATTGAATTTATATTCATATCTGTATTATTATACAACTATGACTAAAAAATGTACAAATTGTAATAGTATAAAAGAACTAAGTGAATTTATTAGTAAACGAGGTGGTGAAACACTTACGTGTTTGATATGTCGTGAAAAAGATTCTAAAAGAAAAAATAAACCAGGAATTAAAGAAAAAAGACAAAATAATCAACGTAATAAAAAATATTATATAAAATATCGTGAAAAAAAAAAAAAAGATAATGAACAAGAATATTTAGAACATAATGCTATAATAGCTAAAAATTGGAGAGATAATAATAAAGAACATTTATCAAAATATAGAACTATTAATTTTAATACACGATTAAGTGCTATAAAACAACAAGCTAAGAAAAAGGGAATATTCTGGAATGACAATATGACTATTAGTATTTGTAAAAATTTGATGGAATCAAAATGTTTTTATTGTGGATTTTTATCAAATGAAACTCTTAATGGAATTGATAGAATGGATAGTTCAAGTGATTATAAAATTGAAAATTGTGTAAGTTGTTGTAAAATATGTAATTTTATAAAAAAATGCCTTGATCCAAATACTTTTATTAAACGTTGTATGCATATTTCATATATATTTAATGATATTGGTAAATTATATAAAGATAGTTGGATTGATTCTGGATCTGTAAGTTATAATGCTTATCAGTCAAGAGCTAATAAAAAAAATCTAGATTTTTTATTATCTAAAGATCAATTTAATAATATTAAATCACAAAATTGTTATTATTGTCATAAAGAAAATACAAATACTCATAAAAATGGCATTGATAGAAAAAATAATTTAATAGGATATATTGAGAATAATTGTATAACTTGCTGCAGAGAATGTAACCAAATGAAATCAAATTTATCAGATATAAATTTTATTAATCACTGTAAAAAAGTTAGTACTTATATATATTCAAATAATGTAATAATTCCAGAAATAAAAGAATGTTTATATACAATTAAAAAAAGAAAAAATTGAAAAATATTTTTCATAATTTAAAATATAGCAAATGAATATAACAGAACTTAATACAGTATTAACTAAAATTGATGAATTAAACAAAAGTAATAATTTATTAATTAATAAAATAACAGAAATAGATAAGACATTAAAAGAATTAATACTAAAAACAACTATGAAAACAACAACTAATTTCAATGAACAATTGGTTACACTTGGACCAAGATTACAAAAGATAAATCCAGATACATTGAATTTAATAAAAGTATATGATAGTGTAACTGAATGTATAAAAGAAGATCCAAAAATAAAAAGAGCAAGTATAAATAAAGCAATCAATGAAAATACTATATATCATGGATTTAGATGGTTATTAGTTGATAGAAATTTAGATTGTAATATAATACATTCAATTGTACAAACCAAATCAACAAAAATACAAAATTTAGGATATATAGCTAAATTAGATAGAAATAAATCAAAAATATTAAATGTATATTTAAATAGAAAATCTGCAAGTTTTCAAAATAATTATCCAAGTGCAGCTTCATTAGATAATGTTGTGAAAAATAACAAGTTATCAAATGGATATTATTATATGTTATATGAACAATGTGATAATAAAATTAAAGAAGAATATGAAAAAGAAAATGGAAACCCAATATTATATCAAGATGGAATAGGGCAATTTGATATAAATAACAATTTAATTAAAGAATTTAGTAGTATATATGATTGTAGAACACAATTAGGAATTAGTGATAAGAGTATTATGAAAGCAATAGAGAAAAATATAATATATAATAACCATTATTATAAAAGAATTGGAACAAAGATTGTACATTTAGTTAATTAAACTTTTTGATTATTTTTCCAGAATACTTTACCAGTATTATCTGTAATTTCTAAATCGCAATCATCTGTTAATACAGTTTTAAATGGTTTAGTTGCTTGCGTTTGTACATCATTAGAATTGATACCAGAATATGTAAAAGCATCCCAGAAACTATTTCCATCAGCAGTTTGTATTAAATTACCATCACCTTGTAGAGATAATTGATAATTAGTTGGACAATTAGCACCAGCACCTGAACAATATCTACCAGAACCCCATTTAATAGAACCATCAATATTATGATGAATTAAATTACCATCACCTTGTAGATCTAATCTACATTGGCCAGGTCCTTGTAAAACAGTAACAGTAGCTGGTTTAGTTGTTTTTCCACAATCGCCTATAGTACAAGTAGGGACTTGTCCAGAACAATCCCAAGATGAATTAACAGATCCTTGATTATCATTACATGCTAATACTATATTTTTATCATTGGCCCAACCTTTAACACAACGACCAGTGCCATTAGTTTGTCTTTTACAAAAATCAGATCCTAATAAAGTTCCATCATCACCAGAATAAGTATAAGGAGAAGGGGTTGTTACTATAGGAGTAGGGATAGGGATAGCAGTGGTTGTAGGAACAGTAGGAGTTATAATGGGAAGAGCAGGAGCAAAAGTTGTTGTTGTTTGGGCAGGGAGTACTATAGATGGGGGTGCGGTTGATGTACTTGTTATTTTAGATGCATCTAAAAGTCCACCATAATATGCACCGACAATGCCTCCAACAATTGATAATACTATACATATACAAACTACAACAATTATAGTGATTGTACTTTTTTCCATTTTTAATATTACTAAATAAAATAAATTTTAAAAAAATGCGTTTTAAATCAATTATTATTAACTTTGATAATAATAAAATGTCACAAATAGAACTATGTGGGTCTAAAAAAACACCTAGTATACAGAAAGTAATGATTTTATTAGATGAATTGAAATTAGAATATACAGTGAATGATGGTGATTGTAAAACACCATTTGATATTGATTTTTATGTAAAATACAATAATAGAATATTGTATGAACCAAGGAGTGTAATGAGATATATAGCTACAAAAAATGATAAAGATGTAGATTTATATACAGATGTAGAAGTAGATGATTGGTTAGAAATGGAATCGAGACATTTTGATCCAGTTGCAGGTGCTATAGTATATGAAAAATTATTTAAAAAATGGAATAATGAAAAGGCAGATAATGATATTGTAGTAGAAAACTTGGAAAAAGTGGAACATATATTAGATTTTTATGAAAAACGACTAGGTGAACAACAATATATAGGAGGTAATGTGTTTAGTATAGCTGATATTAGTCATGTACCATATATAATTTATTTAGTTAAAAGTGGATATAAAGAATTATTTAAAAAGAGACCAAAAGTGTATGAATGGGTTAAAAGAATTACAAAGAGAGAGTCTGTTAAAAAAATGATGAATTAAAATCAATATTGATATAAATTTATTTTAAAAACAATTAATAAAATGAAAAAAGCTTTATTAATTGGAATAAACTATATTGGATCACAGAATCAACTTAATGGATGTATTAATGATATTTCTCATATAAATACATTTTTAACGATGAATTGTAGTTATCAGGGTATTAATATAAAAAAATTGACAGATGATCAAACACAAATTCAAAATAAACCAACAAGAGCGAATATTGAAGCGAATATTAAATGGTTAGTAGCTAATGCGAAAAGTGGTGATGTATTATTTTTTTATTATTCTGGACATGGTTCACAAATACAAGATGTATCGAAAGATGAAATAGACAAACTTGATGAAGTTATTGTACCAGTTGATTTTGAAAAAGCGGGTATTATAACAGATGATTATTTATATCAAAATTTAGCACAATGTCTTCCAGCTGGTGTTACATTATGGGCATTTACAGATTGTTGTCATTCAGGTACTATATTTGATCTTAAATATAATGTACAATGTAATTCTACTTATACAAAGGGAAATATTAATACTACCATGTTATTTAATGCATCAGATTGGACTAATAAATTTACTTTTTCAAATGAAAATTCAAGAGATACAGTTGCAGATGTATATATGTTTTCTGGATGTTTAGATCAAGATGTATCAGCAGATACATATGAAATGAATCAATATCAAGGTGCATTTAGTTTTTGTTTTTTACAATCTGTTCAAACTAATTTAAAAAGAATGCCAGATGGGAGCACTCAGTTTTTAGGTACAAAAAAGATATGTGATTTATTAAAAGAAATTGATTGTAGATTAATAATTCATAATTATAAACAAAGATCACAATTATCACTTGGTAGTATTAAAGATTTAGAAAAAACATTTACACCATAAATTAAAAATTTTATTTTATTTCTTAATTTTAATATTAAATGGATTTACCAATTGAAATTATATTACCATATGATGACATAAAAAGTATTGAATCATTTTGCAAAACATCTGATCATTTTAGAAATATATGTAAAACTTATAAATCATATATTATAAAGAATATTTTTAAAGCAAAGAAAATTAATATACCATACGAAGAAGATAATATAAACATATTATTTAAAGATTTTTATAGAATTGATTCTAAACTTGGAATAAATATATTTAATTTTAAGAAAATACTTGGGCTGCTAACTGTTATCGATTTCCTTAATTATTTCTACTCTTTTCTATTCATTTCTTACTATTTGTTCATTTCTAAAATTTTCTTATTTTTTAGAAATGTAAAAAAAAAATTGAATTTTAAATTTATATATACTCAATACTCAATATACCCTTCTTTTATGAAAAAACAAGAATATGAAATTAGAACTCTCAAAACCACCTTACAATCTATTATTAAAACAAATCATTTATATATTCTTGAAGATATAAATAATATTGTTATTTTAATTAATATATTAAAAACTCATATATTACAATTTTCAAAATTATACTTACTACATTTATATAATGCTAATCAAAAATTTCCATTAATTGATAATGCTTATTTAGTTAGAGTTTTAACTATTTCTAATCATAAAAGAAAAGATTTTACTAAAAATATGATACTTACAATCTTTTTATGATACTCATTATAAACATATTCAATTTGATAATATAGATATTA